TTCATATCTCCATCTTTTTCGTCAAGATAGTACCAGGTCTCACGGTATTTCACCCAACCTTTAGCCATGCGGCCATCTGATTTGAAGTAGTACCAGCGGTTATTGATGTACATCCAGCCTGTAACCATTGCGCCGCGCTTGTCAAGATAGAACCAGTCTTTACCATCATTAAACCAACGATTGATTAGGCAATAGCCACGATTATCAAATCGGAACCACTCACCAGTGATTTTCTTCCAGCGGTCTGTCGGATAAGAACCATCCGACTCTTCCCACCACCAACCAGTTTCATTGCGTTTCCAGCCAGCCTCAGATAGACCGCCTTCAATATCTTTCTTGAATTGCTCGCGACTGATTCCCCATTTTGCCAGATAAGGATACGGGTCAACGTGGTCTGAGTGGTTATTAGGTTGATTGTTAGTGCAATACTGATGCGTTTTGATGCCTGCAAGGCTATCAGAGTCAAGCGTTTTCGGCAAACCAGCTTCGTCTGCAAGATTTCGCAAAAGCTCGACATAGAGCTTGTAATCACGCATGAACTCTTCTTGAGTTTCATGGCTTTCAATCAATTCAACTGCTGCATAACTCTCAGCATTCCAACCACCACCAACATCCCAACTTCCGTTATTTACGGGTCCTACTTGCATGACACGACCGTTACCAACCACATGAGAAAAGAACCCTAGTTCAGGGTCCTTTCTCCAGTGATAGTCTGCTTCATTTTGTGCGGTTGAGTTTCGATTTCCTGTTGAGTGAGCATGTACTTGACGATAAGGTTGTACACCAACCTGTGGCAGGTCAGTTCTTAGTCTACTTGTATCAATATCCATGATTACTCTCCTTTCCATGCGTCATTCATCTGCTTAACTGCTGACTCGACAAATGTGTCAAGGTCTTTGTCATTCATGCTGATGTTGTATTTGGTGAGCTCTGCACGGATTTTAGCGCGAGCCTGCTCAAGCTTCTCTTGACCTTTATAGCCAGTTTCAGAAGCGACCTGTTCAACGGCATTGACCGCATTTTTGGCCAAGATTTCAACAATTTTGATAGTCTTCTCTCCGCCTTTTTGAACAAGATAATCTTTGACTGCTTTGACGATACTGCCTGTCGCTACTGCTACAAATCCTGTAACAAAAGCAATAATAATTTCGTTAATCTGTTGCATTTATATTCTCCTCCACAATTTCCAATGCTAGAAATTTTTCATACAGTACCTTGATGGCTCCATTTCCACCAAGTTCAACATAACTTTCATAAAGACGAGACAACTCCTCAATCTCATGCTGATTGGTATTGCCTCGTCTAATTGCTTTTTTTAGGTTTTCTTGTAATCGAAAACGTTGTAATCTTTGAAGACCTTTTCCAATAATGGTCAATCCTTTGCTATTATCTTTTCCAATAGTCTCAACGTTTGAGACTGTCTTTTCAATAGCACTAATTTTGTCAGATAAGAGACTGATTTGCTTATCAGTCTCTTTCGTGTTCTGCGTGCTTTTGAAAGAAAAATAGCTAGGAATGATTACGATTAGAATTGGACTCAATTTATCTAGAAATGCTAGTAATTCCAATCAGACCACTTCCAATCTACTGTGCAGAAACTCGAGTAGCTTCAAGATTACTTCCATTCTTTTGGCCATCCCACTTCCAAATTGCAAGAAGGCCATTTTGAGATGGTCCGCCTTCAAGTTGTTTGAGAGATTCTCCTTTGTAAGTAAAAGCCTGATTTGTCTGAATCAAGACACGCTTGCCCTCACCGTTCAATTCAACGTGTTCAGGATCTTCGATGACAAACATATCCCCTGGTTGATAGACCTTGCCTTCTTCTGCAAATGGGAAGAGTTCAACAAGCTCCTTGTAAGTTGTTCCATAGGCGATTTTCTCGCCCATGATGGAATCTTGAGCCATAACACGCACTACTTTATCAATTTTACTTGCAAGCGCAGAAAGTCTGTCCTGCTCGCTCTTATTGTGCGCAATCTGCTGCTCAGCTTGTTCAAGTTTAGCTTGTGCTTGCACGATTGCTGCGCCTGGATCTAGTTCTGCTTTCAGGATATCCAGTACCGCTTGAATCAATACATCCTCTTGCTCAGTCGTGCGGTCTCCTACCAGCTCACGCATATTCGTACTGTAGCGACTGCCTTCTGAAAGACGAATTTCTACTACGGTCGCTACATTTTCTCCAAAACCTCGCGTATAAGGTTTGCTTGCTAGTTCATAATTATTAATTGCCATTTGTCATTTTTCCTTTCACTTCTTCAAATTTTGCCTTAAGCTCTTCGTCAGATTCGATGATTCGTTTCATCTGCTCAAGTTCCATAGCGGTTACTGTGTAGAGTGCTTCTAGCGTAGCTGATTGAGTGGCTTCATTACTGATTCTCTCGCTTAGCGATTTAATCGTCAGGCTGCTGATTTGTTTGTCTTGTTCGTTCATGCTGTTTTCTCCAATTTTTCTATTTTTTGATTGAGCTCTTGAATGGCCTTAATTAAGTAAGGTACAAGAGCAAATGTGTTGTAAGAGTATGCGCCGTCCGGATTTTCAAAAAACGCTTCAGGAGCGTACTTCTGGACATCCTGAGCCATAATACCGCAAGCGATATCTTCTATTTTTCCATCGTATTCTTTGCGATAGCTGTAAGTTTTCAAGTTTTCGACTACATCGAGACCTGAGACTGTACTATCTTCGATATTGTGCTTATATCGAAGATCCGAAATCTCTTTATTCATCGGGATCCAGTCGTAACCAGAACCGCTGTAATAGAGATATAGATAGTTATTCGAAGGCTCAAAATTTGAGTATTTAGACGAGTGAATCCAGTACCCGGATTTTCCTGCATTTTCATTGTTGTAGACAATATGACCAGTTACTTTTAAATCTCCGTGAATAATTGGAGTGTTCCAAAATTCAGCGCGATTATAGCAATACATTTGACCTGTATGTTTAACGAACCAAGCATAGTCACCAGGATAGCCCCAATTGTTTCCCCAGTTGACCCACAAAGCTGTCTGTGACCAGTGGCCAGACCCGTTGCTCATACCGACCGAAAATTGATTTTGGCCAGTTATCCAGTATACGGATGAGTCTTTCTCGTGTGTACCAATCTGGAATCCACCAATACGGCCCTTGTAACCTTCAAGCAAAGTCGCCGTGACCACGACTGACCGAAGCTTGTTGATGAAAGCCTCTTTAGCCGCAAGCGTGTCCGTGAAGATATCGCTTGAGACGAACATCCGAGCCATGGCCATATCCATGACCAGCTTATCTGCTGTGATGGTCTTTGAAGCAATAATCTCAGCGTTCAGCTTAGCAAATGCACCCTCGCCGACAAACAGACGCTTGAAATACCCTTGAATAGCTGTCAGCTCATCAAGCAAGGTCTTTCCTTTCAGCCGAATTTTTTCAGCTTCAATAAGAATTTGATTGTTCGTCGCATTGATTTGTGAAACGATAGAGCCAGCGCTAGTCAAATTTTGAAACGCAAACGAGCCAGCAAGTTGACTCTGAACAGAGCGAACGGCTTCCTCTGTGTCTTCAAGAGCAGGACGAGCACTTGTTGCAATGCTTCCCTCCTCTAATTGAGGAGCCAAAATATCGAGATAGCTTCCTTTTGCGCCATTAACTAAGTAAACGTAGCCGATCGACAATTTTCCAGCTTTTTTTCGTTCGCTCGAAAATGTCAAATATGTCCATTTGTCATCTTTCAAGATGAATTCTGGGCTTATACCTGTTGAATCGTCGCTCCACCAATAATTTTGTAATCTAACTCTTTGTCCAGCTGATCCTTTTATCCAAACAGACATTGCATAGGTTCCTGGCATAATCTCAAATCCGTCCTGAGCAACGCCAATTTGACCTTTTGGATCACTAGAAATTATACGTAATGCTTTATTAAAGCCAGATACAGGGCTATCCGAAACCTCAATTGTTCGAACACTTCCAGAGCCTGAGCCACGAAATGTCCCAGAATCCCATGAGCCTGAAGCTACACGCATCTCTTTGATTCCTCTGATATAATTTCGGCCACCTTTTGCAGCTTTCGCCACCTCAACCTGAAACAACTGATTGGTCAAAGCCATGCGAGCCACATTGTTAGCAATACCATTCTCTGAATTTCCAAGGATTCGCTCGTAAAGTTGACTTGTTTCTCTGACTCGCTGGAAATCCGTCTGGTTGGCTTTACCAGAAATCATTGACGTGATGTCTGCGAATCGTCCGTCTACTGCTGTTTTATATTTGGCAATCTGAGTGGCAATCGAGCCATTTTGTGGGTTGGTAATAGATTCAAACCTACGCTCAAGACCTCTCACATCCTCTTGATGAGTAGCCTTACCAACGTAGTCTCTAGATATCTGCTCACGAACTGCATTAACTTGACGAGCACTCTCTTCTCGAGCATAGCGTTGCAGGGCATCCTGTCGCTGACTGTCTTTCTCAATATATGCCTGAACAGTTGATAATTCTGTACGCAGTTTCCCAGCTTCGGCCGTAACCAAGGCTCTGTCAGCCTTATCTTTGGTAGCATTGACAATCTCTTGTCTAATACCAGATGCTCGCACATCAAACTCAGCTGTGCTGAGCTTTTGGTTCAGCTTGTTCTGCGTGTCTGTCTCAAGACTCTTCACAGACTGCCTGATATTCTCAGCAGTCACGTTGAGTGAGCTGATATCCACTTTGGTTCTAAGACCTTCAGTCAGACGACTCACCCCAGCATCGAGTGCATCAGCACGCTGTCTGAAACTGGATTCAACAATTGAAATCTGACCTTCTATATCTTCAGGAGCTTCACTGTAATCAGTCGAGATATTCCCTCGTTCCAACTTAAGACCTGCAACATATACAGGAGCTTCAGTATTGAATCTCTCAATGCGTGGCAAAATAAATCCTGATTCTGTAATTTCGAAAGTCACAGAAGTTCGCTGCCATTCGTTTGAAATATTCACTGAGGACATGTATGGCGATGTTCTAGCAAGCTGATTGGTTGAAGCATGTGTGAAATACACATTTACCCGATCTCTATCGATGCTACTCTTGATGTAGAACGAGAGAGTATAGACTTCGCCTTTTTTGGTTTCAAAAGCCTGTGATATGCCGAACCATGTACCTA